CACTTTCTTCAATTCTCATGTACCGATAGTTGATTTTACAAGGTATTTCCATTCTTGCCTGACCACTGCGGTTTTTTCCAATGTACAATCTGAGCTTATTTGCGACAAACTCTTCTTTTGTCTGACGGGCAACAAGAACCAAGTCTGCTATCATAGCCTTCTCCCATGATTCTGACAAGTTGGAAATGTCGGATTCGGCTCTGTCGTAACCGGCTCTATTGATTTGAGATGCAGTCCAGACAGGGCATTGAAACTCCGATGAAAGAGCCTTCAGTTGTCTATAGATCAATCCAAGGTCTGATCTTCGTTCTGTATTCTTCACTGATGATTTCATCAAGTCGGCATAGTCTACTATAATCAAGTCGGGTTTCTTTCCACTCGACATGATCTTTCTTTTGATGTAAAGAGACAACATCTCTTTTGTTAGAACTTCAGGAGGAAACTCTTTCAGCAGCAAATAGCCTTTTGGATGCTCATCTGTAAACTTATTTACGTATTCATCTATTACAGAGGTCGGACTATTGATAATGTCGAGAATCGGCTTGTTAGCGATAAGACAGTCGTATCTTGTCATGACTTCTGATGTTGACATTTCTAATGAAAAATGAAACACTGTCTTTTCTTTTAGAAGAGCTTGATAACCGATGTTTACGAGGAACAGCGATTTTCCAAATCCTGGAGGAGCTGCAATAAAATACAGCTTGTTAGGATACGCTCCGCCTACAAGGTATTCGTTTAGTCGGTCAGAAAAAGTAGGAATAATCTTTGCAGTGTTGATTATTGATTTATCTCGTTCTCTTTTTGCTACATCATCTAGTTCCATTTCGCCAAAGTCGGCTTCGAATGTAAGATCGTTTAGAAGGCTATAGATGTTTGATTTTATTAGAGCTAGATCTTTTTCATCCATTATTCCGAGACTCATGTTTGAGTCGGCGTTCTTTACTGATGCAACGATTTGCTGTGCATTCTTGAGCAGGACGAAACTCTCTATTTTTTCGGTGAAATACTTTATACATGAGCCTTCGTTTATGTCGTTTGCTTCTCTACGAGCCATTCCTTTTTCTATTATTTTCTCAAGCTTCTTTCCTTTGAACTTTTCAATAATGTAGAACTTATCGTTATTTGCCAGTCTGTCTTTTATGGTTTCTACAAACTGATCTTGTATTTCTGGATCTTGTATGACGGGCTCATCGAAATAACGGAACTTTAGAGCTCGCTCGAAGATAAACAAATGATGCTCATCAATAGATTCGAGCAAAACATTTAAAAGATTGATGACCATCTCGTTGCTAATAGAAATATACTTAGTTATGATTTTATTTTCCTCCTTCCTCGCTTACATATAAATACAGTTTATCGTTTATAGCTCTCCATATTGTCAAATAACTTACTTTAAACATTTTAGCGAGTTTTCTAATCGATAGATGAGCATGAAGATTTTTTATTTCATCAATCTGTTTTAATGACAACTTTCTATCTTTTCTTTTATTACTCATTTTTTTTCTAGAATCAATAGAAACAACATGCCCTAATGCGTATTTATTCCCTTTATTGGCTTTTGATATCGCTTTTTTTACTTTTTCTGAGCAAGGTATTCCTTTATTCCATGGCTTTTTTCCTAGATTTGCCTTACTTATTCTTTCTTTAGTCTCTTCTCTGCATGGTGTTCCTTTGTTCCAAGGTTCTTTCCCCATACGTGCTTCAGACCATTTTTTTCTAGTTTCTTTCGAGTGTTTTATTCCTATATTCGAACTGCATATTTTTCTTATAGAATAATCGGGTTTGATTTTATCTGTATAATGCTGTTCTCGTTCTATAAGCTGTGATTTGTCAGTAACTTCTTCGATTATTTCAAATAAGAAGTTTTTCTCGCCATATTTATTCCAAGCTCGTTGAAGATATCTGCTATGATGTTCTCCATTTTTTAAGTCTTTTTTGTGCCTTCGAAATCGACTTTCAATATTTTGACTGCTTCCAATATAACACTTATTACTAATAATATTTGTTATCTTATATATTCCTTTTTTCATCGATTACTTCCTTTATTGTTTATTACTATATTAGGAAGAAATCGAGGTTTATTTTGTAATCAATGATGAATAAATATCATTCTTTTACCTCAGAAGAATAGAAGAGTGGGCAGCAAGCTGCAACTTGCATTTAATACTCAGCGTAACCCACATCTTGTTTGATTTAGAACGGAATGTCGTCGAAGCTCTGATCTTGGAAAGCAGGAGTTCCTTGAGATGGTACACCTTCGCCTGAAAAATCAGCACCAGCAGCGGGAGCTCTATACTGGCTTCTTCCAGAGGACTGATCAGGAACTTGGCCACCAGAAGCTTTGATTGATCTATTCTCGGCGATGATTCTTGCGTTTTCTTCCATGAAAGACCATGCGAAGAATGGCATTTCGTTCATGACCCAGTAGGCTTCTTCTGCGGAAAGAACGAAAGAGTTAGACGTGTTGGAAACAGACGAATAAAGAGTTAGAACTGCAGAGAATGGAAACTGATAAGGGTCTTTTTCCCACTTGGCAGCGTCATTCTTACCAAGATTTTCGGTTCTCTTTACAAAGAGGCAGGACTTTTTCTTTTCACCCGAGACTTCAAAGAAGTGCTCGATTGCATAGCCGTCTTTAGGGACCTGCCGCTGAGGGTTGAGAACGTTTTCAACCATTCTCTTTACTCGAAGAAGTTCAGTGAATCCGAAGACCATGGTGATCTTCTTGTCATAGTCGAATCTCTTTTCGACTGGCTGACCGTTTTCATGAAGCTGAGGTGCTATTTCGATCTTGAACTTTGCGACGTCTTTAAACGATCCGAGTTCGAATCTTATAACTGACGTCTTGTGATAGAACTGCTCTGATACGATTGTCTTTGGTGTTGCCATTGTTATTTCTCCTTTATAGTCGGTGTAGACGTTGTATTATGATTTAATTTTACCACGGATTCTTGTTTTTTGCTCATAGGTGCATTAATAATGAATCCGTTGACGTAGATTCCCATTGGAATCTCTATTTTATTTTCGTTGTTTTTAATCTGTATTTTCTTCATGTTTTAGTTCCATTTTTATAGCGATCTTGTCTTTCTTGATTTCAAACGCTTTTGATCTCATCTTTTCAAGAAATCGTTTTCCTGCGGTTTTCTTTCTATACTCGTAGTACCGATTTTTTGAATCATCGCTAAGCTTTGTATTCTTCTTTAGCACATAGCTGAATGGTGAAAACTCTAGATTGTACGACTGGTATAGAACATCGACACAATCTACTCTAATGAGATCTACGAAATAGACTTCTTGAATGTTTTCGCTATTGAACTTGTCGATTCTTTCTAATGATGTACCCTCTTGTTTCAGTAGCATCATAGAGGTTAGAGCGTCGCATAGCATGATCTGACCTGAATACTTGTCAATGTTTTCTATTCTTAGGAAGTTTTCTGTAAACGAGCCTCTTTTATTGTCATGATTGAGCTTGTCATTCTTTAGAGCATCGACTTTTTCAAAGTTTATTATTCGTTTATTTCCTGGTTTTAGATTTTCTATTTTCTCAAACTGAATCTTTCCATCTTTTTCGATAAGTATTTTTGTGCCTTCTGAAAACATGGCTTCAAACCCCAGTTCATCTTCAACAATCCAGACTCTACTGTTCGTCATTTGGATTGATGACAGATAAAGAGGAGTGTGACGAGAGCTCAGAAATGCAGAGTTTACGAGGCTGGCGTTTACTTTTTCGCCCATTCTAAGCTGTTGTTCTTGAACGTTATACAGATGTTTATTGAGGAACTTCGCAAGTTCTTCAGTTCGATACCTCGGTCCTCCGTACCGATTTGCGTAAATAGAAAATGTATGCAGCAGACTCGTGAGATTGATCATGATTTTATTTTGAGGTCGTTTCTAACCTTTCCGTCGATGACAGGTTTAGGTCCGCCGGCTTTATTAGAATACTTCCTATGGGCAACACCGACAGAACTAGAGTTCATGTTTATTTCACCTTGAAAGTTGATTATCTGTTCTTTTTTTGTTAGACTGCGTCTAGAACAAAGCTTATTGTCACACGTAGTTTTAGTAAAGCTTTCATAGTCGGCAAGACTCAAGTGGATTTCTTTTACTGAGCCGCACGACGGGCATTGGAATGCGTAAATCATTATAATCTCTCCATTTCGTTTAGATTGTTTCCGACAAATGCTTTATACGTAAACTTAGGAAGTTTCATTTTTATTTCGCCATCTTTTTGAAGAACTAGTCGATTGAAGTGCTTTGCACCATTGACCAGATCGAAATGCACTAGTTCGAACATCTTAAGTTTTTCTTTCACTGTTTCAAGATTTTCTGTTGGAACATTGAATACAGCGGCGTCGATGTTTAGCATGCACTGTTTTACTCCAAGATCTCTAGTTTCTCCTATGAAGTCGAAACAGTTTACAACCATAAAATCAGCAGTCGTAGCTTGAAACGGGAAGTTGTGAGCGCTCAAGAATGATTTGAAGAAGTTTCCATCTTTACCTTCCGTCATGTCATCGTCAGAAAATCTTCTCATTCTCCAGCTAGCAGAGAAAATCATGTGATTCATCTTTAGGAAGTTCTCGAGTTTGTATCTGTAATCTTTCATTCCGGCGTATCTATCATAGAAAATAGATTTGTACGCTTTGACGTCTGCAACGCTCACTCCCGTTTCTTTTGCGATTGTTTCATTGCCTGAAAGATTTAGCATTGCCAAGACGAATGCCTTTGCAATGTTTCGTTCTTTTTCGCCGATCCCTAATCCTGCGAATAGTTGTTTTGCGAACCTCTCGTAGTAATCTCCCTCTTCATTTAGATCGTTGATGAGATTTTCATCTTGTGATAGAAGAGCTGCACATCGTAGATCAGCAGAGTTCAGGTCAATGTACAGGAGCTTATGACCCGGATCGGCTAGAAAATACTGTGATGCTTTTGTTCCTATCTTCATTCCGTTTAGATACGGCTTTCCGTATAGCATTCTACCTGTTACGGTTGAGAAAATAAACATGTCGGCATGAAGACGTTTATCTGAAGATTCTTCACATTTCTTCAGAGTGGGCTTGACGATGTTATCTAGCTCCCATCCCGAACATGCAATAGAACCTTTTGCCATTCCATCGCAGTCAACTGTAAGTCCGTTCCATTCTGTTTCAAGCTTTACCGCCATCACTTTCGGTGCTATACGAATCAAGTGCTGTTTAGAAATAGGATTGTCTTCTATTTCTCTTTTTAGACGAGTTGTCAGCGAATACTCACCTGCGGCATCTTCAGCGGCGTATTTCAACGAACCAGTGGCAGCTTCTATAATCTGTTCTGGAGTGTAAGATTTCCAGTTTTGTATGTAATCTAAATACTTTTGAACAAATGCATACTGCGCGAAGTTCAAGAGGTCTCTTGACGCTGCTTTTAGATTATACCCTTCGACTTTTCTGTTTTCGCACAGAATGTGAAGTAGATGCATGCCGTCTAGAAGACGATTGCACCTTAGGAAATCTCGGTATGTTTTTCCATAGAACGTACACGTACGGAAGACCTCAAATCCAATGTTCCACGCAATAAATGTTTTTGGCTTTTCAAAGAGGTATTTACCAAGAAGTTCAACGATTTCTTTTGTTTGACCGTTCTGATAGCATCCCACTAATCCAGGAAGACTTAGATTTATACCATGTCCGAGGTTGTCTTCAGTTGAAGCTGAAAACACTTTTATTTCGTGGAAATCTTTATCCCAGAACCTCAAACCTGTTGTTTCATAGTCTATTGCTATGTAGTGCCAATCTGGAAGGTCAAACAGGCTGTATAGATAAGACTTTGCTTCATCGTATCTCATGTGCATTTTGATTTTAGGCGAAAAGCCATTTTCAACAACATCTATAGGCCAGTTCTGTCTAGTTTCCAACGATTTGCTAAGATACGACTCTTTTAGCGATAGATTGAAGTTCTGAGTAGTTGTAATGAGACTCTTCATAAATGACTCGAATGCGAGGAACGTATCTGGCTTCGACATAGCAAAGTCGATTGGAGGCATGAACGCGATGAAGTAGTGCTTATCTCCTCTTCTAACGAAATAGGAGAACTTATGCACCTCTCTCATTGGATTTCCTGCTATCTTATCAAACTCATTGATGTCTCTCAGAACATGCTGATAAAGCCTGCTTCCAAAAATAATAAGGACTTCTTCGTTCTTGGGCTGATAACCTCTCATTGCATCAGAGCGCTTTGCTATTCTAAGATTTATCTCAAGGTTTTTGTTTTGGCTCTTCAGGTTCTTGAAGATTTCAACGAGCTTTTCCTGATTTGAAGGATTATTTGCAGGTTCTGTTATTATAGTAATCATACTTAATAATGAGGATTATTCAAGATGAACTTTA